ACGACAAGACCAATATGATGGTTTTGTTTTGTCGTTTCGAGTAGAACACTTATGACGAGCCGCAAAGGATTTTCTTGCCTTGGGATTATTAAGTTTTACCTTAAGACCCGTTGTGTCACCAAACTGGATCTTCTTGATATTCTTCGTCTTTGGATCTCGAACATAAACATAGAACTTTTTATTACCACCTCTCTTGGGTTTGTTCAGTTCTGGATCCTTTTCGTTGAGTGACTCGTTCTTTTTACGACCCTGACAATGGGCTCTTTGACTGAATCCCTTTGGATTGTCGCAGTCAATGCTCTTCTTATACTTGTCGCTCCACTTCTCGATCATCTCGACCATTGGCCAGTCCAATGGTACTTTGTATCCTTTATACTCAGCGATCTCTCCTATGTCAGTCTTGATGATGTCAACATTTGTGTCGTTGAGTTCGATCTTTCCTTCTGTCCAAAGCTCTCGGGTTTCTCGAAAGAATTCAAAGTAACGATCCGAACCGGGCCTGTAGATATTGTCAACAAAGGGAATCTCCCTCTTTGACATTTCTACTATAGACTCAAATACGAAATGTTCTCTAAAATTCTTCATTTTCCTTTATGTTTCTTCCAGAGATCTGCATCGGCAGTTGTTCTTGTCTTACCACCCGTGATAAACGAGTTGACTCGGGCGTGACCCCACTGCTCCGGTGTTGTGCCGGGGCGATGTCCTGTTCTCCATGCAGCCACACCTCTCTTGTAAACCTGTTTGAGTATGGATGCGGAGATACCAGACGCCTTTGCCTTCTTTGCAATGGACTTGTCTGCGGAGGATTCATCAAGTTTCATCTTTTTACGAAGTGCTTCAATCTCCTTACGGATCTTCATCTGCTTAGGAGAACCTGCCATAAGTTTCATTGCCTTCGTGTACAACTTGATGAGTTTTACTTTATCGTCTTCGTTGAGTTCCATATCCTCATAGGCAAGGACTGGATCGGTTGTTTTAAAATCTTTCTTACGCATAATCGTTTTGTTTGTAACTTCGAACTCTCCGTTCTTGAAATCAACTACAACAGGTAGATTAAGATCGGACTGTATGTCCTTCAGAACTGCTTCGGCGTCTCCATGTTTCTTAATGTTCTTTCCTTTGTTCCTTGCGATCTTCTTGAACAACCTTTGCAACTCCGCAACTGTGATGGCTGGTTTGTTGCGTTTGTCGTTCATACGATCCGCAAAATGTTTTGTAAATTCAATGTCGATGTCGAACTTGTTCAAAAGACGATCACCGAACTTCTCAAGATCTGCAAGTTGTTTTGCCGTGACCTCTTCCTTGTACAAGTCCGGAAACTTCTTCTTCATTGCCTTAGTGTATTTCGAAGGTTTGGTCTTTGCAGACTTGTCGCCCGGAGCAGGTTTGTATGCCGAAGGATCATCGTCGTCTTTTTTCGCACCCTTCTCGAAGTGACGAGCTCGAGCGGTCTTAGTGGACTTCTTCATGTCCTTTCCGTAATACTTTGCGGGTTGCGTTCCCTTACGATCCTTTACATCTTTGTCCTGTCGAACTTCAGAAAGACTATCAACGAAGTGTTTGTTTTCGTTGGTGTCAACGATGAAATTTGTTCTTCTTTCAGCAATGGTGATCTCGTTGTTACCCGAGTAAACAGTATCTCCAACATTGAAGATGTCACCCGCAACATATCTCTCACGAATAGTAGACAACTGAGGCAACTGAATATGTTTGCGAAAGTTGACCATTTCCTTCAATCCCATTCTCTTACGAAGTAGATTGAAGAGTGTCATATCCTCACCATAAGACCTTGGAAGACCCTGTGAAAAGGATTTGAAGTCACCTGCAACTGCGGCTGCTCTCATCTTAGAGGCGCTCATTCCTGTCACACCTTCTGCATCGGGATCTCTTTCACCAGCGGAGATCACATCGATACCATCCGGAAACTCGTAGAAACCATGTCGTCCCTTGACTCCAACATACTTGTTGAGAAGTTTACGAAACTCGGCAACACGATCCGATCCAACAACCATTACAATACGAGTGAATCCCTGATCGTAAAGAGAAGTAGCCACATCAAAGACGTTCTTGATTCGCGAATCCAGAATGATGTTTCGTCCGTGCTTTGGAAACATCTTACGCATAATCTTTACCTTCTCATCGTACTGAAGAGGATTTTTCTTGGCATCTTGAGAGTGAGATGCGTACACACGATAGTTGCTACCAATCGCAACCGATGCAAGTTTGTTCATCAACTTCTCGTGGCCTGTTGTCGGTGGATTGAACCGACCAAATGTAAATACTACTTCCTTTTTCTTATCTTCGTTGTACTGTATAAATGATTTCACTGTATTATTTATCTCTCCCAACCTTTTACTACATCTTTTGAAAAATTGTTCATTGAGAACTCCATACGATCCACAAGTTTTACGGCACCGTCGTTTGTCTTGTCGATTGCAACAAAACCTTCACTGCCCGTGACTTTGAAACCGTTTCGAGTTCTTACAAAAGTGTCAAGTTCTTTGACCTTATCAAGTTTTGAAATAATAAGAAGTTTTGCATCGACTATTGCGTTCTGTAGAGCAAAGACCAGATCCAAGTTCTTTTTGTTATCCTTTGAGAAGAACTTCATAACCTCATCGAGTTTTGCCTGTACTCCGGCCTTACCCTTTTCGGTTTTTCTCTTCTCGATTTCCTTACCAAATTTACTCCCAAACCAAAGGATCAAATCGTTGACGTGTTTCCCCGTGTTCTGTATCCTCTTCCCTCTTCGCACCAAAGAATTGTTGTAGGTCTCGATGTATCCAGCGAGCTCGCTGTTTGATTGGAGTTGCCGCAACGTAGTGCCCGCTATCTTTTGGAATATCTTTCCTGCTTTTGATAGTGCCTCCGTTACCTCTCTTGTTTCGGTGGCCGTGAGTGTTGCTGTTCCGCTTTGATCTTTGTAATCTGCGTCCTGATACCATATAGAAGTTTTTTTCTTAAGTTTACCAATATCTACTCCGTATGATGCTTTCATTTCCTCAAAGGATTTTCCTGTGTAGGTTGTATGAAAGACCACACCTAAGTTTGCCTTCATTATGGTTTTTGCTAGATCGGACTTGACGGGTACTGCATAGACGATTGTGTTTGGTTGGAATGTTATGTACTTCTCACCGTCGATATTCTCAACGTTAAGATCATTCTTTGTAAACATAATATCGCCTTGAATCACATCTTTGATTCCAAGATCTTTCAATTCATTGTACGCTGTTACGAGTTTATCCGCAAGATCTCCGGAAGTATCAGCACGAACATCGGCTTCTGACTTGTAGACCTTCGGATTCTTATTGAAAATTCCTTTCTTTGCAACGAAGAACTTACCATCAGTTGGATCAGTTCCGGCAAAGACTGCGGGCGCTCCGTCCCACTTGACTGTTACATCGAATCGGCTCTTACCCTGTCCCGCCAACATATCGCGAAACGCACGAAGAGCAGCGATTGCATCTCTCGCACCAGTCACACCACCGTAGATCACACGATCTTCGATGTGCGTCATATGGACATTCTTGCCCGCCTTTGACTCAACTATAAACTCTTTAAATCCTATCATTTTGTCGCCGGATTTGGTTTATAGTCACACATAATGTGAGAAGGATAGAGACCACCCTGTTTGTTTCTTATGTTGAATTTGAAGATGTAAAGAGGTGTCACAACCTCAATGTCGATTCTTTTTGCCTCGCCCGGTTTCGGATAGAGGATTCTGATACTCTTGATCGTAGACGCCCTTTTCATTCGAGATGCAGTCATCTCGTAGAACTCTACTTTCTTACCCTTTCGATGAACCATCCAATAACCATAACCAATACCAGTTATCAACAATCTCTGTAGAGCCTTCTTGTTGGCTCTCGGATTGACAACATCCTTTTTACCAGACTTTTTGGAAGTCTTGGGATCGTATTTTGTGAAAGTTTCGATGAATCTCTGTTCGTCAATACCGAACATATCGAGGAGTTTTCTTCCATCCGAATTGGTAATCTTACCATTTTCGAATTGATCGGGTGTAAAAATTCTAGCCACTCCCGCATTGAAAAATGTAACAGTGTTTCCGAACTTAGCAGAGAGGTATTGATCACCCTGATCTGTAGTAACCGTAACATCAGTGACTTTAGATCCTATCTTCAGATCTCTTCCACCTATTACTGCTTTAACATCACCGAACACTAGTGGTCTTTTTGTATTTGCACCACCCTCAAGACTGACATTAATGAATCTTGCATCCTTCAAAAAGGCGTCGTGCATATCTTTGATCATTTCCGGAAACTTAAAATCTCCATCTAAACCACTTTCTTTATATTTTTCCAAATCAGAAACAATTTGATTTTCAAAGGCAAATCCCTTCGACTTGCTTCCTCTTCCTCCCCTTGAACCATTTCCAGCAGATAGTTTGAATCCATATTCACTGGATAATTGAGGAAGATCAAGATCGATTGCAACTGCTCTTGCAACCTTTATTCCCTTTTCTTTTTTAGATCCAGAAAGGGCAAATGGATCTGGCATCCCAGTTTGTTGAGTAACAAAAGAATAAAGAGATTTGAGTTTCTCTTTTTGATCGTCTGATAGGTGGCCAATATCATCAATCTCGACTTGAGATTTTGGTATAATATCGTATGCCTCTGATAAGAATTCTTTAAACTTTAACATAGATCCCATGAATTAGATAACGTATCTATTTATAAGATTAACTAATTTAAATGAAACCCTTTGCCCACTTTTCGTGAGTGTATTCAAACTCCTCCATATATCTCACATAGAGACCAGTCTCTCGACCAGCAGCCTCGATCTCCCAAGGCCAATCATAGTAGTGAACCTTGCTTGAGTCGTATTCTTCATTTTGCCAATATACCAGATCAAGGGAGATTCCAGAATCTTTCATCTCTCCAAGGGCATATTGTTTGACGTGAACCATCTCATGAGCCAAGGTCTCGATAAGATCCGCAAGATTATTACTTGAGTCCAAACGGATTGTAAACTCCCTTGGTTTTGTTCGACGATCTTCCCAGATACAATCTCCTTCGGTATCCTCCTTATACTTGAGTCGATGGATCAATTCGATGTTCAACCTGAGACTTGGCAGCTTTCTCTTGAAGAGAATCCTCTCGAAAAAGTAGGCAGCTCGTTCAACATGTCCTCTTTTTGTCTCGGTAGAACCTTCTATTTCAACTATCATCTTACCCCATTATGGACTATAACCTGTGGAAGTCAAGGCCCAAACGTGTAAAAAAGATGTAAAAGTGGACTTTAGATCTTGAAAGAACTGAAATCGTGGGATGAACTCTTGTCAGAAGTACCAGAATCCTCGGATGTGAGAGTCTGAGCGGACTCTTCAACATCGTACAGCCTCATCTTTGACCGATCAATTCCCACCACAAACCTCTTGTTTTGAGTCGGATCGTTGTACCGATTCTTGAGTTGTTTGATCATCAGTTGATTCAGACCTTCGAGTTTCTCCGTAGAGATCAGAGCGAACATCAAATCCGCAGTTGCCGGAAGACCAAATGACTCAGAAGTATCTGTCAATTCAACATCAGTATTACCAAATCCAGATCGTGTTACCTGAGTCGCAGACCAGATCGGAACATTGAATTCAACTGCCAATCCTCTCAACTCCTCGGCGATTGCCTTGATGTATGAGTAAGTATTGACCGATCCACCCAGACCCTTCATTCGAGAACTTGCACAAATGTTGAGATAGTCGATGTAGATCGAATCCGGAGCAAAGTCTTTCTTCATTCTCAACTCATCCAGAAGAGCCCGAAAGTGACCGACATGAGCAGTCGCAGTTGGATATTCCTTGATGATCAACTTACCTTGAGTCTTCTCTCGTATCTTCGAAACCTTAGTCTTGAATGTATCTCTTGGAAGATTCTCAATCTGATCTATCTGAACATCCAGAAGATTCGCATCAATACGTTCCGCGATCTTTTCCTCAGCCATCTCCAATGTGATGTAGAGAACATTCTTACCCTGTCGAAGATTGTCGGCAGCGAAGTGACACATCGCCAAACTCTTACCAACACCTGTTCCCGCAAGAACAATGTTGAGAGTCTTTCGCGACACACCACCCTTTGTGATCGTGTTCAGAAGTTCAATGTCAAACGGACTCTTGTCTTCTTGTAGATGATAGAAGTCATATCTTTGATCGACGTTCTCAAGATAGTCGTGGCCGATGTTCGTATCAAAAGAGATCGCAAGAGCCTTGGATAGAATATCTGGTATTGCACCTTCGGTGTGTTTCTTGTCCTTTCCGTCAATGATCGAAATAGACTTGACGATTGCAATAGTAACTGCTCGTTGTTTACACCACTCTTCGGTTCGGTTCAACAACCAATCAGTATCACTTGGTTCACCTTGATCAATCGATTTGATGCAAGAAAGAATATCATTTGCATCAGACCGATTCAGTGCGGCAGAACTTTGAAACTCAACCTCAAGGGCTGTGACGTTAGGAACTTTGTTGAACTTAGAGATGAAACTTAGAATCAATTCATAGACTGGTTTCTTCTCATTCTCAAAGTATTCCGATTTTACATGAGGAATTACCTTACGGCAAAAGTCCTCATTCTTTACTATCGTCTGAAGTATTATCGTCTGAAGATCTGTCATTATCTACGCTGTCTTCCAAAATTTCAACAAGAATATCACCAATAAAAATTGAGAAGGCCTCATCCTTTTCAAGTTCTTCTTTTGATTTACCAAAGGCAGGAGGAACTTCTTCAATTCGATAATCAAAAGTGAGTCTCGCATTTTCACACTCACCATTAGGCTCAGATACTTTAACTTTTCCATAGGTATATATTATACCATCATACGGTTTTTGCAAGGCTTTAATTGAAGTAAAATCAGAATCTGCCTTTTCTACGAATACATATCTATCACTCATTCTTCTATTTGTTCCTGTATCATATCCTTGCTTGCAACCTTGAAACGCTTTTCGATGTAAGATGCAAAGTCAGTTTTGTCAAAAACATTTTCCCAGAACTCACGATTCATAGTTTGAGCTTCACGAAGGTTTTGAGTTAGTTCTTCTCCAGTTTCAGGATTGATTGCCTGATACCATCCGTTCTTTGGTTTACGAGCGTGACCAGATTCAAGTGCCACATCCAGAAGACCAGACCACTTTTGAATACCACCATCCCAAGAGACAGAGATTGGAATCTTAGACTTCTCTCGAACAAACCGAGACTTCTCAACATTGATAATAAAGTGATACCCTTGAATCTCTGTACCCTTCTTATCCTGTTGACGACCGATGATCCACACGTTGTCGGCAGAATACATAACTCCTGTACCACCCGAGACAACCGCCTTTGGAAACATTCCCTGTTCCATGTAAGTGTGATTGACCGCAAGAAGAGGAATATCTCTCATTGTCAACTGAGGAGTGATCATACGGAAGAGACCCTTCAGAGCCTTTGCTCGTGTCATATCCGCAACAGACTTCTCATTGAGAGCGTCATCAAGTTCCTTCTTAGATGCGATATTACCAACCGAGTCAATCACAACAATCACCTTATCAGTTCTCTCGATCTCATTCAGTTGATTGACCAGATCGAACTTCAACTCTTCGACGTTCGTTACCGGACTGTGAAGAACTCGACTCGTGTCAATACCAAAGGATTTGAAGTAAGACTGTGGCGATCCAAACTCTGAATCATAGAAGAGAAGAACCGCATCATCGTGTTTATCGAGATACGCCGATGCCATCAACAGGGCAAAGGATGTCTTGAAGTGTTTTGATGGGCCTGCAAGGACTGTGAGTCCCGATGAGATACCACCGGACATAGAACCGGAAAGTGCCACGTTGATCATTGGCACCGAAGTTGGTGTTTGTTCCTTCTCGGCAAAAAACTTGGAATCAGACAGAATATCTGATGCACCAATCCGAGAAGACTTTTTGAGTTTACTTAGTAATGACATAATTTTATTTAACCTGTATAGGTTATCATATTTTTAGGTGTTTGTAAAGAACAAATTTCGTTTACAGCTCAGAATGACGAGGAAAGATTCTTTTCTCTCTTTCCGTTAGAGTTGTGTTGTAGGCATACAATCGACAATCATGAAAGGGTAAGCATTTCTTTTTATCTATCTTTCCCTTTACATTACACTCTTTCGTTGGGTACTTTAAAATAGTTTCTTTATCTGCACATATAAACTTATTTCTTTGTCGATTAATCCAAACCATAATAAATGGTATTGGTTTTTTTAAAAATTTCATTTTTCTATCAAGGAAGCTTACATGTTGATAGTGGCGTGGCCACTCACCATTCCAAGGAACCATCATTTCTAAATCAAATGTATATCCCAACACACCATTCTTTTTTACTCCAAGATCTACACCATAATCTCCATCTGGTTTTGAGACCCATTCTGCATCCGTCTCATTTTTACCCATACTGGATTGAAAGAATTTCATGAAACTCACAAATGCTTTGATGTCTTTATCATCATCGTATCTGCCATATTTACGATCTATTCTTTCACTATATTTTCCGATATCGTCTCGGTTTACATATTCACGTACATTCATAATATTAAAAAAGGCGAACACTTAGGGGGCTAGGTAAGTGCGTTTAACTTTTGATTCGTCAAAGAATTTTTCTGCTAAATGACAGCTTTTTTGCCACTTGTGAGGAATCTTCTCCCACTTCATTACCACTTCAGAAATCCCTACCTGAATGATCGCCTTTGCACACTCGTGACAAGTCGGAAGGCCGTAGACAAACATCGTAGAACCATCCAATGAAACTCCGTTGCGTGTTGCGTTGTAGATCGCATTCACTTCAGCATGAACAATTCTTTCATACTTTTTTTCTCGATCATCGTAGTATTTTGGATCGTCGTCCATACCTCTTGGGAATCCGTTGTATCCCTGTGAGAGAACTTGACCGTGGTTTCCTACGATTATCGCACCTACCTTTTTTGATGGATCTTTGCTCCAAGTGGCGACTTCACCAGCAAGATCATAATATCTGTTTTTCCACTGTCCGTTCATTTCATTGCGATTGCTCCTATAAAGAGATGGTTTTGCCAGAAGGGTTGAATCTTCCTCGAATCGAATCCGGCAGTCTCCAACATTGAAATCAATTCTTGCCAAGTGTTAGGCTTCAACATATGTCGAAGAGTCTTTTCCTTATCAAGAATGTCCTTATCTTCAAATGTCTTTCTCTTGTGATCGTAGAAAGTAAATGTGATCATATCTTGAAGCCTCGAATCAGAAGAAATAGTTTTTTCTGAAAAGATAAATGCACCACCCGACACAAGACTATCGTAGATCTTTTTCAAGATTCCTTGTCGTTCAGATGGAGGCATAAACTGTAGAGTAAAGAGAGATGTAATCAAAGAATAACTGGATGACTTGAACTTGAAGTTTCGAATGTCCTCGACGTGAAACTTCGCACGACCCAGTTCTTTTTGTTTAATCTGTTCTTCTCGATTCAACAAACCAGTATGAAACCCACTTGCATACTCAACTCCAACATAAAGAGTCTTAGGAGCGAATGAGCGATTCTGTTCCATCATGGCCATGATGGTTTTTCCGGTTGAACAACCAATGTCCAGAACCATTTTGTCTGAATCATTCTCAACAAAGTATTGAGAGAGATTCACTACATCGTCGTGGAGGTTAGAGTAACCTCGAATCGAATCTTCGATGTGGTTGTCAAACCCTTCTTCTCGATGGGCAAAGGTAAAATCAGGTGTGTTTTTCATTGTATATTTTTAGAACATTTTCGTAGACTGCTTCCGCAATCTTTTTCATCATTAGAGGAGGAACCATACGTCCACAGCGTTCGGCACGTTGATTCCATTTTCCAGTAAGTTTAAAATCATCGGGCAAAGACATAATACGCTTTAATTCGCCTAATGTCAACTTTCTTTTTTCACTCCAATGAAATGCACCGGCAGTCGTGTCACCACTACCCATGGCTGTTATAGTTGGGGCAGGAACTTCCAGAGAAACTCTCTTGAGATTAAAGTGATGACCCTTTGGATGGTAGTCCATACCAGTCAGAACCTTCTTTGGAAAAGTCTCCATCTTAGATCCAGTATCTCTCCAGTAGGCAGTTTTAGAGAACTTGTCTGTCAAGTATTGAACCTCTTCTTTGTCATAGTCCAGACCAACCAACGCATCTTTCAAAGGAATGACTTCTTTGCTCGGTTCCGGAAACACATGACCGATTGTCATAAAGTTCAAACCGACTTCGTCCATCACGTCATTACGAATCGCGATAAAGATTACACGAGTCCTTGTTTGAGAAACACCATAGTAACGAGAATCCAGAACCTCGTAAGAAGGAGAATATCCAATCTCTTCAAAGGTGTTCAGAATACGCTTCAAGTATCCTTTGGCTTCTCCGATAGTCAACCCTTTGACATTTTCCGCAACAATCACCTTTGGCTGAATGTCCTTTGCGACACGAAGAAACTCAAAGAAAAGATCTTCGATGTTCTCAACGATCTTACCATCAGAATAGTTTTTAGTTTGCCCCCATCCATCCGAATGACTTCCACCCGAAGAATGGGAAAGTTTTCCGGCAACAGAAAAAGCAGAGCAAGGGGGAGATCCATCAAGAATATCCAACTCACCTTCCTTGAGACCAACAAGATCCAAAAAGTCTGAACCCTTCAGTTCTTTGATATCGCCTGGAATGATAGGAGTGTTCGGATAGTTCTGTGCATAAGTGTTCTGAGCTTCTTCAACAAACTCGTTAATACAAAGAACATTTCCTCCGGCAAGTCGATAACCAGTCGAAGAACCACCACCACCCGCAAAGGTAGATATTACATTAAATTTGTTTTGTTTCGATGCCTCAATTACATCTTGTAAATTATAAGATTTATACATTTATACTACTATGTACTATTTTCACCTATTTGTCAACACAATATATCAGAAATTTTATTCGCGAGATTCTCGAACCATTCAGTATCTCCGCCGTGTCGAGTCGTTTCAGCGGCAGTACCAATTCGTATTCCGCTCGTCTCGGTGAATGCTCTTGGATCGTTTGGAATCCCATTCTTGTTGACTGTGATACCATTCTCTTCAAGAAGATCAGCGGCTTCACGTCCACTGTACTTACTCTTAGATAGATTCAACAAAAGGATGTGACTGTCTGTTCCATCCGTTTGAATTTTGATACCTCGTTTCCGAAAGATCTTTCCCATCGCCTGTGCGTTTTCAACGACATTCAACGCATAGGTTTCAAACTCCGGTTTCAGCGCCTCGCGGAAACATTGTGCCTTTGCCGCAATGATATGCATCAGTGGGCCACCTTGAGTGCCGGGGAAAACGGCGCTGTTGATTCTTCGAGTGTAATCTTTCTTGTTCCACAAAATGATCCCACCTCGTGGCCCTCGAAGAGTCTTGTGAGTTGTTGAAGTGACTACATCTGCATAAGGAAATGGAGTCTCGTAAGCGGATCCTGCAATCAATCCAGAATAGTGTGCGATGTCTGCGAGAAGATACGCTCCACACTTTTGTGCGATTTCGTAGAACCGCGAAAATTCAATTTGTCTTGGATAAGCACTCGCTCCCGCAACAATCATTTTTGGTTTTATTGATAGGGCTTGTTCCTCGATTTCTTCGTAATCCAACATACCTTCATCATCCACACCATAGGAATATGAGTGGTAAATTTTACCGGATATGTTCGGCGGACTTCCATGCGATAGATGCCCACCTGAAGCAAGATCCATTCCAAGAATGATATCGCCAGGTTTTAGAAATGCTTGATATACGGCGGTATTCGCATTGGCGCCTGAGTGTGGTTGGACATTTGCATACTTACAACCAAAGAGAGACTTCACCGTTTCGATGGCCAGATCCTCGATCTCGTCCATATGATCACAACCGTTATAGTAGCGCTTCTTTGGATATCCCTCGGCGTACTTATTTGTGAAGACACTTCCGCAAAACCACATTACGGCCTCGCTTGCGAAGTTCTCACTTGCGATCAGTTCAATGGTTTTGTGCTGACGAACCTGTTCGTTTTGTAAAATTCTTAGAACGTCTCTGTCTGGTTCTATGCTCATAGTTTTTCTTCTCCTGCAATTTCGTGATTCATATTAGTGTTCTGCCAAGAAATGATTCTCTCCTTGGCCGTGTTGAAAATTTCGGTGTCGCGTTCGATTCCTATGAACTTTCGTCCACTTCGAAGACAGGCAATCGCAGTTGACCCACTACCCATTGAGAAGTCGAGTACAGTTTCGCCTTCGCGGGTGTATGTTCTCACCAGATATTCGAGTAGATCGACGGGTTTTTGTGATGAGTGAATTCGACACTTAGGATCGACTACGGCGAAATCAAGAGTTGTCTTTGGATATCGCGTAGTAACACCGCCTGCGTAGTCTCTTTTGTTTGTCCCATGCCATAACTGTCCAACACTACTTCCCTTGGCGGATTGCGTCGGTTTGTGACCTTCGCTCATCTGTGGATAATAGCGGCCGGGCTTACGATAGAACACGTTGATTTCTTCATGGGCCCGGAGCGGTTGTCGCTTCGCGTGAAAGAAGTTCGTGGCTATATTTTTCGTCCATATCCAACTATATTTGTGGTTCTGGATCTGGCTTGCAATCAGCGGGTGCGTGAATGGATTCGCGGAGTGTAGAGCGATCACTCCATCCTCGTCCAAGGAATTCCATAGAAGCGGCCACAACACCGGCCAATCGAGATGTTGATCCCAGTGACAAGCGGTTGACCCAAACGGCGGATCGGTTATAACGGCATCGGTCTTTATTTCTCGAATCACATCCATACAATCTGCGTTGTAGAGCGTAACACAAGATGGAATTTTCTCATTCTTATTACCGAAAATTTTGTCCCAGTTTTGCTGCATTTGTGCATCGGGAATCTGTTCCAACCGTCTTTTGCTTCCCTTGCCATTCATACTTATTTAGCAGGGAAAACATCGATTGAAATGTAATGACTGACATGAAAGTAATCTGTCATAGCATCACTCTCATTGAAGTAATCCTTTCCATACATCGCCGCAGTCAACTCATCGAACAACTTGGTGATCTCTGGAGAGAAATTATTGTAGTGATAAGGATTGATCGACAATCCCCACTCTCTCTTGAAGTCGTCCATGTGACTCTCAAAGAGACCGCGAACGTCCTTGATTTTCAGAGCAAGGGTCGAATAATTTCGAACCGACAACGATCCCTTAAGACCGTACTTTTTAAGGATTTTCTTGATAGCAGGAGCTCTCTCTGCTTTTCGTTCTTTATTCATGTGTGCCATAATTATTTCCTATCTCAGTTTCTATTATTACTCTAAACCAATTTTGTTGAATGTCAACCCTATTTTTGTTAATTATTTGTAAAAGAGTGGTCAGCCACCGTAAGACGATATTCCTCGACGGGATTGTCACCTTCGTCTTGTCGAAGAGACTCGATCATCGCAACCGCCTGATCCTTCGTAGTAAACGACCACATAAGAGACCAATCGAAATTTCGGGTTTCGTCCGGTCTTTTTACAAATCGTGATTCGATTCGGAAATCAAGCGGAGTATTTTCGTAAACGTTCATTGCCATAATTTTTATCTCTAATTTAAGAAGTGGGGCCCCAAGGGCCAATCGTAGAACCAGCGCCCTTGAAGAAGTTGACGACCGCAACTGCCTTTTCGAGAGGATGTTCGTAGTGGATGGTGTAACCATCAGAGTAAATAACCGCATCTTCGGTAAGACTGATCGTGCCGTGATCTTTTCCGTCAGGCCCGAAGACCTTTGCGGAATGTCCAACGTAACCTGCGAGGCGTTTTCTTTCTTCTTCAATCGTGATCATGTCTATACTCTAAACTAATTTTATTGGATGTCAACCCTATTTTTGTAAAAAACTTGTAAATGCTTTACCAGAACCGACCGTACTTGTGTGTCGCTTTAGGGCGAAGTTCTGGAGGAATCTCGAAGACAATTTCATCGAAGTATTGATAAAACTTTTCCTCATCACGCTTGTAAGAAGGAACATCTCCAAGGACTTCGGTGTAGGCATCGGCATCGATGAAATTCCAGTTGAAAGAACCGTCTTCTAAACGATTTTCTGGAAGTTTGATGGCGGCAACAATCGCCTCTTTAACTGTTTCTTTAGTAACTCTCTTAATCATGTCTATACTCTACACTATCCTATACAGAAGTCAAGAGCTGACATGGTAAAAAAAATGTAAAAGATTCACTGAGAAAGAGCGTAGGAAATCGCCCTTCCGGCTTCCATTGTCATCGGTCTTTGTTTGTACCAATTGCCTGTCTCAAGGTCGATCTCCTTGCAGAGACGAGAAACTTCCTCTGGAGTGATCGGATACTTGGACTTGATCGCATTTGACGCGATTGAGACCATGATCTGATACATCTTTGAGTACCATCCTGTCTCGGTGATTGTCCGGTATTCAGCGATCATCCTCTTGTTGACAAAGGGGCAGTCTCGATAGGTAGACCAAACAATGTTGGTATTTGTCAACTGATTCTTACGATGCTCCTCAAGTTCCTTTCTCATATGTTCTGGAATGGAATCAAGGAAACTGTTGCGGAATCCTTCGACATACTCGTGTTTCTCCATCAACTCTTTAGGATTCAGAAAGTCTTTTTTGTTGGTAAAGATGAAATTGTTGGCGTTCGGATACTGAGCCGGAACATAGTACATTCGACTCAAGTCTTTGGTTTGTTTGTCACCCAGAGAATTGAACTCGGTGTTGAGGGCAAACCAGAAATGACGAATCTTATCGGAAGGTACAACATCCGTAAGAGGCAGAACAATTCGAAACTTTGGTTTCTCTTTCGTGCTGGATGCAGATGAGTAACAGATGAAGTAGTGGTCTTCAAAGACTCTTAACGCATCCTCAAACGTTGAGTCGTACTCATCCACATCCAGCGCGGCCCAACGGTTCCATTGGATTACGTTGGTGTTCTTTCGCGTTGTGTTACTTTCGTAAGACGCCGGACTAATCAGAGGAGAACCTTGGCGGAAGTCGCCCTTCTTTGGTTTGTATCCTGGCTGTTTACTAAGATCGTAGAGAAGTCCCTCAAACTTCTCAAACGAATCAAAAGACATAGACTTATTAGTCTTGTTGTCAAAAATGGATTTAAATAATGTTAGGGAGTACACGTTCTCAGATGTTTCAAAGCATTGATTATTCTTTTTGGATATTCACCAATATAACATCCCGCAGTCAAATCGTCAAGACTAATCAGATGTTTATGAAAATGTTTGATGTTTTTCCACTCGTCGATCATTCTTCGAGCAATGCTATCATAATAAAAATCAGTGAAGATTGGATCACTTTCTTCGTAATACGCATAAGACGCCATCAGATACCAAGGCACCATCAAGTTCTTATCTTCTTCGATGTATGTTGTGGCTGTTCCTTCGTAGTTCAAAGAACGACGACACCTTCGTTAATTAATCGTGTGCGATTTGCCAAGTGTGCTTCTTGCACGTCTTCTTTGGATTGTCCCATATAGTGAACCGCGTGGCCTTCTTCAATCATAATCTTAGTAACCATACGATCTCCGACTTCAAAGTCCCCAAGGATACGACCAAACTTACCCTTCTTGTCTTCTCCGCTTTTTGAGATCTGTGTATGAAGAGTACCAGTCTTTCCCAGAAGTTCTTTGAGACGCTTCTTTGCGGCAAGTCCAAACTTCTTTTCTACCTTGTCTCGGGTACGACTCTCCGGAGTATCAATACCCATAATTCGTACTCGCTCTTTTTTGAGCCATACGCCAAATCCAAGATCGATATCCACATCAACTGTGTCACCATCGACCACTCTTAAAACTTTTACTTTATAATCGTACATTATTGATCTCCGTCATCACCAATTGCTTCAACTGGACAACCCTCAAGAGCCTCCATACAAAGATCGATGTCTTCTTGTGTTATTGGTTGAGTGTGTACATAAGACCAAGCTTCTTCTTCATTTCTCGTGAAGAAATCAGGAGCAGTCTCTCGACAAAGATCGCAGTCGATACATTGATCATCTACATAGAACTTTCCTTCTACATTATCGTCTAACCTGTCTGCTATATCTGCCATATTACTCTACATTGAACCGTTTCAAGAAAGTATTTATATTTTCTCGAATGTCCAGTAGACGATCCACAACTTCTTCGTCATTTATAATCGGGTTGATGTAATGTGGCAAACCGTATCCAACACTTTGTTTGAGTAAGTCAACCTGTTCTCTTAACAAGGTGACACGATATTTGTAATAATCAGTTTCAGATTTTGGTATTTCATTCATAAGAGTAGACTATATTATTTTTACAATGTTGTCAAGATTAAACAAAGAAATCTTCGAGAGAGACAACTGGCTCCGACTTCCAATCAATCGCATCCAGAATCATTTCAAGAGGATCCAGAAAAGTTTTTTGAAACTGTTTCTTGTAGTCAATGTATTTACTCAGGTCAAGTTCGGAAGGCAAAGTCTCCGGAAAGGAAATCACATTTTCCTGAATAGAGTTTGGAATAAGAAGATAAAGAAACTTGATCTTGTCTCCATTACGAACCAACTCATATTTCTTCTCCAAGCCATGACGTTTGAGATAGTGATTGTAGAGAAGAGACCCGCGAACATGAATCGGAGTTCCCTTGCGATAGATCTTTTCTGCATCACGAAAAGAAGTGACATTGCTCACTCCTCGGGGAAAAGAAACTGCCTCAGCCGGAAGAGTCGAGAAATGTTGACGAAACATCTCAATAGCATCCTGAGTTTTCTTCTCGTCACCTGTCATAATGATCTTGAACATCTCATTCATCGCATCGCGACAAACCTGTGGAGTAGAAGACTTGACAGCCTCGATGCCCATCATCTTGATCTTTGGTTTTGCATACTGGACACCCTCGTTGTTGTGGACATTCAAAATGTATCTCTTCTTCGCAGTCCAGATTCCACGATCCGCAATCGCCTCACGTTTCATCACCATACGATTTGAGTAGGCATTTGTCATTTCCGCGAAACGACCATAGGACTTTTCAAGCAAAGGTTCAATGGCTTCCGATCCAAACTTGTCAAGAAAGTCGATGGGATTCTCAGGTTTTACTTTCTCGACCAGATCATTGACATTGATGTAAAGAGAATCAGTATCAATCGCAACGACTCGATCCTTGTCATCACCCAGAACTTTGGATAGGTAATCGTTGACTGTCTTCTCGCCCCAACGAATAACTGTCTGACCGGAAAGAGTGACTGCCGACGCAACCTGAATGTCAAAGTAACGAAAGTATTTGTTTCCCAAGGCACCGTAAAGTGAGTTGAGCAGAATCTTGATCGCAACCTGAAGAGTCTCCAGACGAGCGACATTTGATTGTGTTCGGAAATACTCAGAAGAACTTACATTGGAAAGAGTCTCAAGTTTTGTCTTCTCCTCCAACATCTCCTTCTTGATCGTCACACGACGAGCATAGAGTTCCTCGACGATCTCCGGAATGATTCCCTTCTTGTCACGACGAAATGTAGCACCATTACACGCAACCGCAAGATTCTCGTTTGGAACATTTACCTTCTCTTCGGAAAGAATCTTGTCAGGATTAGTATCCGAAACACAAGACTGTCGAACCAAAGTCTCCGGTGACATATTGTACTGAATAATTAGATTAGGATAGAGAGAGTTCAAGTCAAACGACATCACCCAATCGTGCATACCGACTTGAGGCTCCTTGACGAAACCGCCTGGAAACTTACTCGACTTGGTGTTGTTGTTGGATGGCATGATCGCCACTTTACTACGAGCCAGACGACGAAAGATAATCGAATCCCAGATCGCAGTTGTTCCCAGAGTATCCTGATAGTTGACTCCACCAAGATAAGCCATAGTCAGAACCAAAGTAATCAAACCCAACTTCTCTTCCATTCTCTCAATCAACTCAACATCCTTGATATTGTAGTCAACAAACATTTGGTAATCCGCACCGTAAAGATCTCGAAGAGAACCGACTTCGGAATAGTCCAACTTCTTCTCACCCAGAACGACATTCGCAATGTGATTCAAGGAATAGGATTCTTGATTGCCATAAGTATTCAGCGTGAACTTCTTGAAGAGATCCATGTAATCCAAGTGTTGAATCCCCTTGATCTCAAAGATGGTATGATCTCTTCCTTGAATGACAATCTCCCTTTCATCGATCTTCTTCCAAGGAGAAAGCAGATTTGTTTTGACATCTCCTAGAAGATAACGCATTCGAGCAACCATGTAAGGAATATCAAAGAGTCGAGTATTCCAACCTGTGATGATGTCCGGAGTGTTCTCGGGATTGGCCCAGAACTGAATGAACGCATCCAACATAGAAGCCTCATCGGTAAACTGACGATACTCGATCTCAAGATCTAGTTGAGACTTAGACTCATCGTAACCTTTCATTCCCCACACTCGATAGGTTTTGTCCTTCGAACTTTTGTAGGCAATCGTGAGGATCTCGTTTGTAGGATTGTGAACATCCGGAAAACCATCACCATACGAAGTCTCGATATCAAGAGAAGCCGTGTCAACCATGTTACGACTGTATCGAATCTCATTTGGAAAGACCGACTGAATAAACGCAGGAACATGTCGAGTGTTTCCGTAAAGTTGAAAGTCATCTACACTGTTGTAGGTTTTCTCAAAGGTGCGAACTTCCGACATAGTGTTGAACGAGATAGGCTCAACCGGAGTTCCGTCAAGGGCAGTCCAATCGGTATTCTTGTTTTTAGACGGAAGGAAAAGTTTTGGTTGGTACTTGACTCTCTTGAGAATCTTTTTACCCTCGTCGTCGTAACCACGATAAAGGAGAGAGTTGCCAAAGCGATCTACGCTTGTATAGAAACCATTAGAAATCATAGATGAATACTACACCAATTAGGGTGTTTTGTCAATAAAAAACTCCACACCTTAGAAAAGATGTGGAGAATTAGAATTAATATAGATTATATTTCTTAACCATTGAGAAATCCTTTCATAGTGACTAATTTCCCTTCTTCCATCGCCTTTCTTTGAAATTCATTTGTTAGTTGAGGAATGATTCCAAGTAAATTGTAACCCTTTTCTTTAGGACAATCTATATTTACGTTAGGAATTTTAGAACTGACAGCACCAAACATTTTTCGATATAATCTATCAACTGTTTGAATGAAATCTTTAGTCTTCTCTTTTGCCTCAGTCTCATATGGAGTATTTGAGTACAAAATCAATGACGGTAACTCTCCTTTTGCAAGAGAAGGTACAATTTTTTCAGCAAAGAAGAGAGGAGCTCTCCTTCCTCCAGTTTGAAGTAAAGATATATCATCATCTATGTTAATGCCACGGGTTAATAACCAACCTTTCCATTCCTCTCTGGTTTTACATCTAATAAGCCTATTTTTAGTATCAGTCATCTTGTGAACTTCGTTCACTATTTTAGAAATGATGTTGTTACCAGAACCATAGAATCTTTCTACGCTATAATCGGTTATTAGTCTCTCTCTGATTTGATTGCGATCTCTCTCAATCACATCCTCTGTTATGTCACAAACTAAGGCCCCAACAAGAGTGTGATATTCTGTTCTCTTTCCGTAAGGTTGTCTGTTTGACTGAATGCCGATTACTCTATCTATGCCCCCCTCGTTCCTTCTTTCTTTAACAGTACGAACTAACATTACGGGCATATATTTCTCTCCTAGTTTTCGAAGCTCATTTTCACGAGTCCTACCGTCAAGAAGTTTTCCAGTGTAAACATTCTGTATTGGTGGAAAAAACGTGGAAAGAAATCCATCGTTTTCAAAATCGACAGACAACTCTGGTGCATCTGGAGTTCCCTCAGACCTAACGCCCTCGTTATCATCCATCTCAGGATCAATCTTTCGATATTTGAAACAGGAACCATTAGTATATACTGGTTCGCAGGCCTCGGGAAGATGTTTCTGTATTTCAGAACTATTGAAATTAGTCTCTAAGGAGACCAGATCAAAACTTCTACCGAGTATTGTTCTAACACTATTTGTGTTGTTTTTCATGATATGTGTATGTATTTGTATTATTAACAGTGTGTAAATTGATTTCGTCGGTTAGACCTTTACAATTTACTTTAACGTTAGCTATCATGCACATTTCTTGCGATATGTCAAGGCGAATTCCGTAAAAAAATAAAAAAAAAGGCGAGAGGATTTCTCCCCCCGCCCTTCTTAAACTTAAATGAATTAAATCTTAAAATTTTGCAACGATACCAGCATAAAAGCTTTCTTCACTGCTCAAATTTTCACTGTCGTTTGTAAGTATATCGACTTGTCCAAACACATCTACACTAGAAGTGATGCCTTTGGTAAAACGACCAAACAATCTATGGTAATCATAATCATCAATCATGCTGTAAGAACGACCATATTCTCCGCCAACGCGAAGTCCAAGGTTGAAAACCTCAAAGTGGTGTCCCTTTGAGAGAACAACGGAAGAAAGGTAATTCACATCTTGAAATACGTCTCCTCGATTGTTGTCGGCAAGTGTCACCCTCAGATCGGCATCAAAGAATGGTATGAAAGGTAATCCGTAGTAAGTGTCCAGCTCAATCGCCGTCCTCTGTCTTGAATCACTTTTAATGACGAGATCTGTCTCAACAAACTTAAATGAAGTTCCAAGAGTATAATCTACTCTGTCAAACCCATCTGTGATGTATTCGATTGCTCCGTCAAAATTAAGACTTCCAACAGATCCAAGAGAAAGATCGATCTTCCCAAAGGGAGCTTCGGTCTCACTATATGCACCATCGGTTATCTTCTGATCATACCAACCAGCTGTGACCTGATTGATTATTCCGGTTGAGTTGTCAACTGTGATTTCTTCATCCGCACCATAAGTTTTACAGGCGAAGAAACAGCCAACAGCTATAAGGACGATACCTAGTATCGTTAGTTTTTTTGATTTAGTCATGTATTTCCTTTGTTTTGGTTAGTCCTGAAGGAATCCTTTTTTTGAACCTATTTTAATGATTTTAGGTTTCAGATCTTCAGGTATAACTCTCTCCAAACGGACACTCAGGATACCATTGACTAGATCGGCTCCACGAATCTCGATATGCTCAGAGAGGTTAAAAGTCTTTGCGAACTTACGATTTGAGATGCCCTGATGGACATATTCCGCTTGTTCTTTTGAGTCTTTGTTTCCTTCTATAGTTAGAACGTTATCCTTGTAGGTAACTTCAAGATCAGATTCATCGAATCCGGCGACTGCCAGTTCGATTTCATAATTGTCATCATCAATACGAATGACATTATGTGGTGGATAAGTGTTGTTTGTGCGGGTTGAGTTGCCGTTGCGGGCGTTCTCAAGTTCTTCGAATATTCGTTCAAATCCTATAAAGGCAGAACGAGGCCAGGTTGGTATTGTAGTTGTCATGTGTATTTTCCTCCATTAGGCAGGTTTTATTTGTGAGACCCTTTCGGCATCCCATTCGAAACCACAGCGTGTGGTTTGAAATTGATTATGTATTTATACTTTCTTAACGTTCCCAATGGAATATTTTGGCTGTAAATCCCATTGTGATTTGTCTCGATGTGAAATTATTTTTATAAGTCTTAGATCGGTTTGTGGTTGAGCCATTGACTCGTTTACGATGTTGAGAAGTCCCCAATCCGAGAGAAGTGTTGTGATCGTATTTCGTCGTTCGATGTCGTTCTCGGTGAGACTTGCGTTCTTTCCATCCAAAAGGAAGAGTTCCTTGAAATGTACAATAAAGTATCTTCCCTGTTTGTGGAGAATGTGGCAACTCTGAAAAAGAGTGTTAGGTAACTTCTTAGAAGAAACTCCAATCCGAGTAAGAGTTTCTTTTATCTTGAGAAAATCATCAGGTTCATTCAGAGTCACTTCCAACATATCTGTTGGTGTCCAATCATCTATAAAATTATTCATAATGATATTTATATAATGATCACTTTTGAAACCCGCCGATATCCATCGATTTACGCAATTTGTTCACTTCTTCCGAAGAAAAGAGAGGATAAACCGCCTCCGCCTTAGCTCTTGAGTAGTTGTACTTGCGTTGAATCAACTTCACATCATCCTCGACACTTCTCTTCTTTGTCCACTTTGAGAACCTCTTTCTCGGGTTTACAGCATCTCGTAGAAAGTCATACTGCATCCTATGTGGAAGATGCGACAAACGATTCATCTCATTTGCAAAGAGAACCGTATCAGAGAAATAAGAAAGACCTCGATTGATGATAAAGGGAACATAACTCTTATCGGGCGAAGAAGGATCGTTAGGATCAGTAGACGAATCAGCCTTGCAATCCTTCAGAAGATTCTTACTGAAAGTCCCCTCGTTGATCGAGTTGATGAAAGTAAATGGTGTTAGTTTATCGGCCATACCTTTTCAAATCCATAGTGTACGAACATCATTACGATTGAGATGAAGATACCAAAGGCAGTGACATGCCAATCTCCAAACCAGATTCTTCCCATCAATGTACAAAGAATTACCGAAAGAACTCTCCACGTAACAACCTTTATCGTTACTTCCATTTCGAAGATGCCATAAGTTCTGTGAGACAAGCGACAGTATTGATCTCCTGATCCGCGACAAACGCTGCACGATACTGATACTCACCAAGAGACATAATAACACTAGGAATCGATTGTGGCTCTGCAAACTCATAAAGAGTATCGTAGATTCTTCGAAAGATAACCGACGAGTCAACATCACTATTGTTCGTGACCCAACTACGCATCTTCTTGAAGTCTTTTGTCTTGAGATATCCAACAAGTTCTGAAACACTTTGATCGGACATTCCAACCAGAACATCAGCCGTGATCTCACCAGAAGAACTGTACCGTTGACACTCATTAAGAACTCTTCGCCAATCCGGAGCAAAACGCATAATAAGATCCGCAAGAATCTTGTTGTTGAACTTGATGTTTTCCGCATCAAGAATCAACTGCAATCTTTTCATGAAACCTCCGGAGAGTTTCGCAAGTTCTTTCTTACTCGTATTGAACTCCACAACCGTACACCGAGAATGAAGAGGTTCGATGATACGATTCTTGAAGTTACACGTAAGAATGAAACGACAATTGTTACTGAACTCTTCAATGAAACCACGAAGAGCAGGTTGCGTTGACTGAGCGTTAAGATAATCAGCCTCATCCAGAATAACGACTTTGTAGTCCTTTCCCATCAAAGATACCGAAGAAGCGAACTGACGAATCTTCGAACGAAGAACATCAATACCACTTTCCTCGGAAGAGTTGATGAGAAGATACTCAAGATTCAACTCATTACAGAGAGCTCTTGCGACTGTAGTTTTACCAAGACCGGCGGTGCCAGTCAAAAGCATGTTGTGCATCTCACCCGAGTCAACGATCTTTTGAAAGACTCGTTTGTGAGAATCGGGAAGGATACAATCCTTGATTGTTTGTGGTCTGTATTTTTCAACCCAGAGAAATTCATTTTTCATAATATAGTTATAACACAATTCGTGTTAAATGTAAAGTAAATAAATTTATCCGACTAAATGAGATATTATTCCTCCAAAGAGAATAACGGTTATTACTCCGTTCAAAAGAATAAGGGCTCTATCATTCCATTTCAGTCCAACATAAAGCCATCCCAACAATCCGAGCATACTAAAGATCATATCGTATAGATGAAGACCTGGCCCGGCAGCACGTAAAGATGTGGCAATGAGAATACAAACTGATGCCGACCACTTTACATACCATGTGGTATCTTTATAAGGAGTTACCTTTTTTATTATATGTTCTTCCATTACCCAAAGAGTTTCTTAAAGATTGGAAATCTTGCGGGTGGAAAGAAAACTTCCACGGGCCAAAGATCTTCGCTGTTATTATCTGCTCGGGTCTTCGCAGTCTTTAACTGTGAATTGGTAAAGAGGAATCTTGTTCCATCCTCCAGAGTTACCTGTTGATAACTCGCGTTGCTTGACGTTTTTGCGTCTTCATTTGTTACTTCAATGATATGTGCTTTCATAATTTTACTCAGTTTAAAAATTGGCTGGAAAGGTAGGATTCGAACCTACACTCGAAGGATTAACAGTCCTCTGCTTTACCGTTAAGCTACTTTCCAGTGGAGCCACCTGTCAGAGTCGAACTGACGACATCGAAATTACAAATTTCGCGCTCTACCAACTGAGCTAAGGTGGCAAAGAGGGAGATTACTCTCCCTCGGTATTTTCAACGGTAGGTTCTTCAGCGGCCGCCTCAGCGTCTGCTTGTTCACCTTCTCCGTCTTGCTTTGGAGCGTAAAAGGATAGAAATGCCTCGACTTTATCACGGACATTACCAACGGAACTTAGTTCCTTACCTTCAAACGCTCCTCGGCGAGATGCTACATCAACGATACGGAGAATCGCCGCAAAGTCGTTTAATGTGATCTCAGGTTTGTTTTCAGTGTTTTCACTCATAGTTTTGTTTTTCTTTTTTGGTGGTCTATTTGGCATAAGTAGAATTCTTTTCCAAAGCAATCCAATACTTAACGTTGTTATTTATTCCTTCCCATTGAGAGATTAATTTAGAAGAGATCGACAAACGATAGTCGTCGGGCAACATCTTCAGGTTCTCAATAAGAAATTGGAAATCGAAATTATCATCTGAAACCAATCCAGTCAACTTGATCTTGTAGACATTTGCAGTTGGATTCGATGGATCAAAAACCTTACATTCGATTGGTGAATCATTACCTTCACTCGTAACCGAAAGAACTGGAGCATTTAATACTGCACTAGCCTTACGGATATTTGAGATTACTTCCGCAGTCAAATTGACAGTTACATCCGAAGTAGGAAGACCCACTTCACGTTCAGGTGATGTGAGAATGTTTGGATCTGAAAACCGATAGACAAGACTTGAATCGGCAGACGAGATTGTTACAGAGTCTGTAGAGAACTCCAGACTTGGATTCTCGATTAAAGAGTAAGCTCCAAGGAATTCGTTGAGATCATAAATCCCAAACGATTGATCAAAAGATTCTTCGACTTCAGCAGAAGACATAATGTTCTTCTTGTCCGAGATCGTAAGGATCTTGTTACCTTCTTTGACTACAAGATTACCGTTGATGGTAGAGTAGTTCTTAAGAAGATTTAATGTTCCATTTGATATTTTCATAGTTATAACTATATACTATTTTTAGGGTTTTGTAAAGAATAAAATTCAAGTAAATACATTATACAACAAAGAGCATGAGCATAATGATGTTCTCCGCTTTCGGGATCGTGTGTTTCTCCTCGCATCACCGCCCAAAGATGTCTTTGAGCGGCTGCGAAATATCGATCCTCAAGATTGTCAAGTTTCTTCCAGTTCCAACGATCATACTTTTCCGCACCAAAGGTAAGAACCTTTACTACATCTTCCAGAGCGGTTGGAGGAAGAAGCGAGTAGTCCGGTTTTGTTTTGTCATACTTGACTCCTTCTTTTTTATTTTCGTTGTAGGATTTCAACTCTTCCTCGTAGGCCTCGTCGTCATCCAGTTCAATTTGAGATATTGCGTATTTTGATCTTGTTTCCATTAGAATGGGGCTACAAACTTTCCGTTTTCATCGACCGTGACTTCGACATCATCTCCGGCCGCATTGGTTTCTCCCACAACTTCACCATTTTCGTCAAGTGTGGATTCATCGATCTTGGTGTAAAGATCGAGAAACGCTTCACGAGTCTCTTCCTCGAATCGACTGACACACATCTTGATGGCTGCCATGCGATCCTCGAAGATCGAGAACGCCTTGATAATGTGGCAGAGACGGCGAGTCGAAACGACATCATCAACACCTTCGGCCTCGAAAGTCTTTCGAATCACGTTTGACCAAGCGACCAACTTCTCGATAAACTCCGTATCTTTGACATCGAAACTCTTGGCATTCGCGAGAAGAATCTTTCTCTCAGTTGCGTAAGGAGGATATTCCTGATCAACAACCGCAACGAATCTTTCGAGAAACGCATCATCGATGATCGAGGCCGCCGTATAACGACCTTCATCAGATCCTCGACCCTTAGTATTCGCAGTGGCAATCACATTGAACCCAGCGGCAGGAGAGACGACTTGGCCAGTCTTTTTCAGAAGAATGGGTTTTCCTTCCAGAACTCCCTGAAGACACATGATCTTGTTCGTGGCACGATCAATCTCATCGATCATAAGAATGCAGCCACGTTCCATCGCCTTGACGACTGGGCCCTTCTGAAAGACCGTTTCACCATTGATCAAACGGAAACCACCGATCAAATCATCCTCGTCAGTTTCAGGCGAAATCTGAACACGAACGTATTCTCTCTTGAGAATCGCACACGCCTGTTCAACCATCATTGTCTTACCATTACCGGACATACCCGCAATGTAAGTTGGAAAGAAAAGTTTCGACTCAATAATCTTCTTGAGTTTCGAGAACTCACCCCACTTGATAAAAGTGGCATCCTTAGAAGGAACGTAGATCTCATCATCAGAAACCGAAGAAACCGACCGAAGAGAAACCGAGGCCTCGCTCTTGAAATTCATCACTGGCTCCGGAGTTGGAGCAGGAGTCGAAACAGGAGCAGGAGTTGGATCGCCACCGAACGCATACTTTCCTCGAGAAACCTTAGTGATCTCCGGAAAATTTGCTTTCAACATATAACGGGCAACCCTCGGGTTTAGACCCAATTCCTCAGTCTTTGACATAATGTCCTTGCGAGACAATGCTTCTCCAGACGGAGTGTTTTTCAAGAAGTAGTTTTTTAGTTCACTTTTATTCATAATATACCTATATCCTATACAAATCTTATCAAATGTCAATACTCAATATTGTTAATTTTTTGTAAAAGGTTCCCATCCCGCAGGGCGAGAACCAATAATGAAAGTCGGATCATCAGTGGTCTTGATCGTTACTTTCGCAGACCATTCCTGACCAACTTCCATTTGAGTGTCAGCCGAAGCCCAGAGTTTTCTTCCGTGACCAATATCAAGGAGAACCTTCAACTGTTGAGCTCGGCGGTAAAAGGAATTTCCCGTATACCAACCAAATCCAGTATCCTTCCACTTAAGAGAGACAACCTTTCCAGAAACGACCTTTCGATCTTTATCTCGCAGTTTATCGGCCTCGGGAATATTATCGAGTTGTTCGAATTGACGATTCTTTCTGTCCAGTTTTTCATACGCTGATTTTGGTAGGTTTCGAGCAAACTCAGACTGTTTGTCTGAGGCAAACTTCTGCCATTTCTCATAGGAACGGAGAAGATCAATCGCTGTTTCTCGCGACCAATTATCAATCCCCTTGGCGTTGACTAGTTTGATCAGGCCGGAGAGGATTTCTTTATCACCATTTTTCATACGAGTATTGTAGGAGAAAACTTATCAATTGTCAACACCAATTAGTGTAAAAAACCTGTAAAACTTAGGCGATCAACTCGGCGAACTTTGACAGTATCACCCGAGATCTTTTGTTTTCCGAGTTGTTTTTAGCGAACTGTTTTGCCAACTTCGACTGAGCAGAACGACTTTCAGAGATATCTTCCTCACTTGAGAACTGGAAATCCTTATCAAGTATTTGAATATTGTGGGGAAGGATCATCAGAGCATCATAACCAGCAACATTTGGAAGATTGATAAACTTGTTTTTACCGTATACCTTTCGCAACTTGTCAGCTGAGTTCTCCGCCAAAGAGATCTTTTTCTTTGCATCATTCAAAGAAGATGGAAGATACATTCCGATTACTGTCGCCTTCTTACGAAGAAGTTTGAGCAATTTTTCCTGTTGATAATCGACACGGCAGTAATAATTTCCAGACGATCTTGAACTACTTCCAGCAAAACTACGTTTTCCAGAGATATCAATTTTCTTACCTTCGAAGACAGTAATACCACAGTTGGCTTCTTGAGCTCGTGCCTGTTCCGAATCACCATCAGTGAGCATAATCACATTCAGTTTATCAACACGATGTTTTTTCTGAAAATCATTACAGTGATGATTTGCAGCCATGATAACCGCATTGAGAGGAGTGCCACCCAACTGTTCCAGAGTTGACAACCCGTTGATGTAACCGCTGCCAGATGACTGAAAGAAAAGTTGTTGAAATCCAAGATCGAATTCTTTTTTCGACATTGTAGAACTCATGATATTGTTGAGAACCAAGCCAGAAAGATCAATTTCTTGTGGATCAGAAAGGTTTTGTTTACGATCCCAAACGCATCTTGAAGTGTAAGAATAGACCTCAAAGGGAATATTCATCTTGTCGCAGAAGTATACGAGATGTAAAGTCTGATCAATAACATCAGCCAAGACATGTCCCATAGAACCGGAGTAATCGATGTAAAAGATCATTCCGTGATTCTGCCCATCGGCAAGTTGAGTTACCGTATTGAAGATTTGATCATCATAACGATACTTGTGAAGTTTGTTGACATCAATAGTGCCAATCCGAGATTCCGAAGAACGAGAGTAACGAAACGCAGCTTTGCGTCTTTCAAATTCGCGAATCAGAACACCAACTTTTTTCTTTACCTTCTTCTTGTAGTCGATGTACTTTTCATCAAAATCCGAATACCGAATACGCCAATTGGAACTTTCTTCACGACTTCTCATCACGTCTTCGTAAGAGTTCGTGACTTTATCGAGAGTTGATTTTCTTGGAAAAATTACCGGAACATAATCTGCCGCTTGGGGATCTTGCCAATTCCGACTTCCGAAGTTTTCCGAGATATTCTTTTCAAACTCTTCCTGAGTTTCAGACTTTTCGGAATCTTGTGGAGCGTCACTAGTGACTGCCTCTTGGGCCTCATCCTTATCCGATACATCATCCTTATCCGATACATCATCAGACATCTCGCGAAATAGATCTTCCAACTTGAGCGCCTCGTCAAGAGCAGCCTGGGCCTCGTCACCAAGATCTTCTGAAACATCTAAAGGAGATTCACCGGATTCTTGATTTGAATCTTCTTCGCCTTCTTCCCCTTCTTCATTCGAAGATTGCTCCTCGCGACCTTCAGGCTCCGGGGGCTCCTCATCTTCTTTAGGCCGATTCTGAAACTCTTCGAAGAGATCGATCACTTCTTGAGTTGTCTCCGCTGCATAACAACGATTGTAAAAATCAAGTTCTTCATCATTCAAAGGAACTTGAACGATTGTCCCAATCTTAGCGTGAAGATTCAAACGATCAAGAAACTTCATCTTCGAAATATCTCGACCCTTCAACCCGAATAGATCGGCCTTGACAAGAGTCCGATACGCAGCGAGAAAGATCTTTGGAAGGCCAGGATACTTATCCTGTACCAATCTCTCAATTCGAATGTCATCGATGACGTTGAGAACGTCAGGAACACCCCTAAATTTGTTATCGTTCAGATACTTTTCAACCAGAGGATAATCATCGAAGATTGCGTGACCAACCTCGTGGGCGATCAACATATCATAAACGACCTTTCCGTGATCTTTCCAGATAGGTAACTTCATCACTCGATTTCTCAAGTCGAAACAAGCAGTACGAACGTCAGAGTGTGTCACAGTGATGTTTTCACGAGACAACAAACGGGCGACGTTTGATTGGAGTTGGTAATCTAACAGCTTCATTATGGTTATAACTATAAACTAATAATCGGAAAATACAAGACTAAACTTGGTAAAAAAGATGTAAAACTACGCCCCAATGGCAGCGTAGTAACCGGCGGCTGAAACTTCTGTTCGCCCCCATGCAGATCCATCGGTTTCTCCGGAGATCAACTTTGAACCCGTGAAAAACTCACAGGCCTCTTCGTAGAGACGAATCTCACGAGTTCGAACTTTGGTGGAAATCGGATCTTTCCAATTCTCCAAGTTCTCAGTGAGCTCATCGAAGGCGCGAGACAACTTCCCATAGGTGAAACCTGATTTCGTGACAACTTCGTTTTCTAGGTATTCCTTAATCATATACGTCTATTATAGAGACGCATTTTTAGATTACAAGGCAAAACACTGTAAATAAAGTGTAAAATTACTCTTTGATCTTTGAGAAATTATTGGTCTTTATGAACTCCATTCGTGCTGGAAACTTACCATCCAACAGATCTTGTTTGTGACTGATAATGAAAACATTGGAATCCTCACGCAAAGTGTAAAGAATTTTGATCAGATTATCCACACCATCCGCATCCAGACTTGAATCAAAGGTTTCATCCAGAATAAGAAGATTGGTGTTGGCGGAGTTCTTCATTCGAGCAACCTGTCTCCAAGTAAAGAGAAGAGCCAAATCGATTCTCTGTTTCTCACCTTCCGAGAAAGATGGATAGGTGAAGTCGTCGCGATGTCTTGACTTGATCGTCTCATTGAAGCTCTCATCAATATTGAAGAGAACAAAGAAGTCCAGAATGTTGAGATACTTGTTGATCAAATTATTCATCACCGGAAGATACTCGCGAATGATCTTTGTCTTGATACCGGAATCTTTGAGTAGTTCTCCTACTGCATCATAGTATGATCTCTTTTCAAGTTGATTTGACTTGTGATCAACCATCGAATCACGATCACTTTTCTTTTCCTCCAGTTCTATCTTCTCTTCTTCGATGTGAGATGTATCGGTCTTCTCGGCGGATGTCTTGTCGATGTCCTTTTCGATGTTACGAATCATACTGTCATTGACCATGACTTGACTCATAATATCGCTCATCTCCTTGAGACCCTGAACCATCTTGTCAATTGATTGGCCACATTTTGAAATGGAATCCTCGATCTGTTCAAGACCAGAATTCAACTCCTTGGCCTTTGACTTTGCCTCATCAGTTCTTTTCTTCTTGATATCATCTCCGATATCTTGATGGCAAGTAGGACAAGTGTCATTGTTTTCGTAAAACTTTACATCCTTTACCAGTGAGTTGATATTGTTTCGTATTTGTCCTCGATAACCTTCCAACTCTTTTCTCTTGTCAGAATCTTTTTTGTGTTGGGCTTCGAAGTCTGGATTCTTTGAATCATATTCTTTCCGAAGGTCTGTATTGCGAACTCGAAGAAGTTCAATCTCTTCTTTCAGATCATCGATCTTTTTCTGATTCTTTGTGGCTTGTTGTAGATCAATCTCCTGAAGTTTCTTGATGTGTTTTTCTTTGAGTTGAATCTGTGACTTCAGAAGATCTAACTGATGATCGGTTTGAGAGATCTCAGTCTTAAGTGAAGTGTATCTCTCCTTGACCAACAGATTCATTCTTGTAAAGATGTTGATGTCCAGAAGATCCTCGATGACTCCTCGGCGAAGATTCGCGGGAAGTTGCATAAACGGAATGAAGTTACCTGAACCCAGAACCACAACCTGATGAAAGGATTTGTGATTGAGATGCAGAATGTTTTGCTCCAGAACCTTTTGATAGTCTCGGGAATGAGATTCCTGATTGATCATCTTACCATTACGATAGATCTCAAACACCACTGGTTTGATTCCTCGAACGATTTTGTATTCCGTCTTACCAATAGAGAACTCACAAGTAGTCAAAAGTTTTTTCTGATTTACAGAGTTGACCAGTTGTGGTTTGTTGATGTTACGATGAGCCTTTCCAAAGAGAACAAAGGAAAGAGCATCTAACATCGTTGACTTACCTGCACCGTTTGCACCAACCACTAAGGTGGCAGAACTGCGATTGAGATCTATGATCGTCGGAGTGTTTCCGGTAGAGAGAAAATTTTGGTAAGAAAGAGTTTTAAATAGAATCATATAGCTTCAAGGTCTTTTGCTTCAACATAAAGGTCGTAGAGGATGTTCTTCAGTTTCTCCTTATTCAAATCAGTTTCGATAGAATCCACATAAGTGTTAAGTAATGTGGGAGTATCAACCGTAGAGATCTTGTCGTTATCAACATTCTCACCAGAATACTCGTCAAAGTTTTCAACGATCTTAATGTCAAATGGGCCATATGATTGAACCTTATCAATGAACTTATCAAACGCATAGAGATCTTTTTTCTTTACAACTACAACCTTTACAAATGTTCCTTCGATATCTTTCTTTGATATTTCGGGTAAAGATTGCGTATCATTATAACGAATTCTTTGAAAAAGGCAATGTTTATTTTTGACTGATTCAATCTCTCGTGTATTGGTGTCCAGTATATGAAAGTGTTTTGGATCACCCGCATCAGCCCAAGTCAATTCGTATTGCGTTCCAAGATAGTGAATGTTGTCTTCTTCGCTCTTTGTGTGATAGTGACCGGAAAGAACCATCTCATATCTTGAGAAGAGTTTTGGATCCATACCATGAGATGCGACTACTGCACCCTTCATCATCTTAAATCCATTCAGTTCAAGGTGAGAAGCAATGATAGGCGACTTCGAAGATTGAATAAACTCCATACACTCGTCGTAGTTCTCGTGAGAGATCCAAGGGAGCATACCAATCGAAAGATTGTCAAACTCGATATCAACAGGATTCATATGAATTCGAATCCGTTCGTTTCCACTGAGTATCTCTTCTAACGAGTTGAGTTCATTTGTATTCTTGTAATAGACATCGTGATTGCCTGGAATGATATCCATCGTCATATCATACTCATCTAGTCGAGATGTGAAAAAGTCATCCACTCGTTTCAGAGCCTTGATGTTGATGTATTTCCGATGATCAAAGAAATCACCCATGTGAAGAATCCTCTTGATGTCATTCTCCTGACAATAAGGAAAGAATACATCCGTAAAGAACTTATCCATGTAATCCATGAATATGTCACTTCCGTTACGCACACCAAAGTGCGTATCATTGATAATAGCTATTTTACCCATTATGAATAGAAAAGTTCAAGGCCAGACTGACGAGAAATCTTCTTCTTCGCGTTCTTCTTCTTCTTTTCTTTCTTCGCCAATTGTTTGAGTTCTGTATCTCTTTGACGAAGTTTCTGGGCCTTTAACCTAACACGATCAATAATACTTCCTGCATTTGCAACATTACCAAAGTCTGCGAATTGACTTACATCCGCATGTTCCATGTACTTCTCCTTTATGTCCTGATACTTCTTCTCCTTTTGAATTCTTCGGAGAAACGCATACCAGACAATCTGAGTGAAGTACGCAAATGCGTTGGGCAATCCTGTTCGTGTTGCCTTCTCAACATCGTAATTCATAATGGCCTTGATACAATTCTCAACTCCATCCATGACCATTTCTTCTCGATATGTGTAACCAATAAAGTTTGGTTTGCGTGATAGTCCTTCTGCGATCTTCAGAAAACAACTTCCGATGTACTCTGGAATCTTAGGATCATCATTATCATTTTCTCTTGCCTCAGTTACTAGATTTACATAGTCAACTACTGATTGAGAAAATTCTTTATTGTTCACATAATGTGGCTTATCTTTAGGTTTTACTTTCATAATATAGAGCTAATATAACATAATATAAAAAAATGTAAAGAAAAAAATAAAAAGGTTGACAACTTTTTACAATGAGTGTATAATACTCAAAGTATCAAAAAGGAAAGGAATGAAATCAGTTTTTATCTGGATATTTCAATCTCTTTAGATATGCCTTCATGAGAGGATCAATAGTAATATCACTACTAGAATCCTTCTTATCAAGATCATAAGAATGTATTTCATCTAATATAGTTTGAAACTCATCTTCATCAAAGGTTCCATGCAATTTATCTAAGAAATTATATTTAAGGTAATCTCTCTTTAAAGATACAGGTGCTTCAATCTTTGCAACGATTTTATTACATTGTAGTTCTATGGGCTGAGCTGGAATATCTTCTTCGAACTCTGGTTGAAACATCCATTTCTCCAATGAAATATTACCCCTTCTACCCTGTTTAATCAAGACCGGAAGATCAAGAAAGAGAACATCAAAGTTAGGATCATAGTCCATCTCTTCAGCCATGATGTAACTCCCATCCGATAATCTATAAGAAAGAATGTTTATGTCGTCTGCTCCTTCCATTAGGGCATCAAAGATTTCTTTCCATTCAACACTCATATCGGCACCTCGTATGTTTTGGTTTTAAACTTTTCCTTTGCGTAAATTTTTATTCGTTCAATGGCGTGATTCAATGTATAGTTCTTTTTCTTTTTCCAAGAAAGATCATCAGCTATATCAAAAACAGTAGTTGGTTTTCCATCAGTAGTTTTCCGTAGTCCTCTACCTATGGATTGTAGAACTCTTATTTGAGACTTTGTTGGAGATGCAAACACTATGTTATTCAGATTAACTATATTTATACCTGTAGAGAACGTCCCAACAGATGCGACTATAATTGCGTTCTTTTCTTTCTCGGTAATCTCTCGAATGCGTTCTCTTTCCTCTGCATTCACCGCACCCGATACAAAGAATACCTTTCTTTTACCCTTTACCTTATTCTGAAAGAGCTCATAGAGAGGTTTACCATGTTTCTGTACGAGATTGTAAAGCACCAGAGAATTACCACTTTGATCACACGTAAGATTGACAATGAACTTATTTCTCTTCTCGTAGTTTACAATGTAATCGATTTCATCAGGATATTTGAAAGACTTTATAATCTTTCGTGATTCATCCGGATAGTTTAGAACCAAACATTTAATGTTCAATTGAGCGAGAGTATCTGAATCGATAAGTTCCTTTGTGGTTGTAACCTTGTATTGTGGCCCAAAATTACCTTCTAACACAAGTTGATTTACCATCGCATTGTCCAGTGTTCCGGTAGTTCCGATCCGATAATCAGCATTGACCAAACGGTTCATAATCGTAGTCAAACTCTTTGCCTTGAACGTATGGGCTTCATCTCCAATCACCATACCATACTGAAAGAACCATTGAGGTGGTAGTTTGATTGCGCTTTGCCATGTAGTAATTACAACCGATGCATCAAAGTTGAACTTTTCCTTTCCGGAATAGATTTGGTGTACTTCATTCTCTGATTCGAAGTATGGATCGTTTTTAGAGTAGTTCTCAAAGTCTTTTGACATCTGTGCGACCAAAGAAGTAGTCGGAACAACGATCAAAGATATCAATCCCTTATCAGAATGATCAAGAAAGTAACGAACCAAAAGATATATGATAAGTGATTTACCTGATCCGGTTGGAGAGAGGAGAATACATCTTTTATTGCTGATCGCATGTATAAAGGCATCCAACTGATAATCCCGAGGATCAATAGATTTACCGTTGATAGAAATATCAGTTTCTTTAACGTACTTCCGAAGAGCATCTGTTTGAGGCCATTCCTCGTGTTGCAGTTGAGTTGCGTCAAGGATGTATCCTCTCTCCTTGGCAAATTCTTTTGTTTGATTGAGTAGTCCATAGGGTAGTTGTTGTGTTCGGAGATCAAAGAGTCTTATCTTCCCATCCCAAAACTTATTGCGATAGGCTGGCATGAATTTATATCCATCCGCAAAGAAGGTATAATACTCATACAATTCACGAAGGATACCCGAATCTTCCGACTCAACAATTAACTTCGCTTCGTTCTCCTTTAAAACTTTTATCATTACATACCAGAAGTGAACTTCTGAAATTCAAGAACATTTTTAATGGACTGGTGTTTCCACTTTATGTTGTCAACTATCTCTCGAAGAGTTTCCTCTAACGTTTTGAGGTAGGCAATCCTTTCTTCACTCTTTTGCAGCTCCTCATCGGATTCAAAGAAATAGTGAAAGTCGGACTTCATTATCTTCATTCCATCAAAAGGATCGTAAGACCATCCATACTCATCGATCTTTTCCTTTGGAAGTTTTCCTGAGAAGTGTAACCACTTATCACGCAACAAAACCTTTTGGGCCATCTCTTTCTTTTTAAGTTGCAACTTAATAATACTATGCAACTCCAGATATTTTGCGTGATTCTTCGAGTTCTCTTTACTTGCCTCGTCTAAACATACTGTATCAATTTGCGAGTCCTTCTTCCACATCGCAAGGATTTCATCAAGTGTCATCATATAAAACTATTTATTACTTTATAATATTGAATTCGCTGTATCTAAATGTAACGTCGGCTTGTAAGTATTCTACGTCTGTTGCCTGTGTGGTGAACTCTACACCACTTAAAGAAGTTGGGAATGCGTCTTTGAACTGAAACTCTTTATTCCCATTGTTGTGGTTTGAGAGAACACTCAAAATCATATCAGAGAAGTCTAGTCCCGTTTCACGATTGTTGATCATCCAATCAAATATTTCAGTATAGTTCTTCATATCTTCGTCAATCGCAAATCGAATACCAAGAGAGTCATATCCAATTGCGTCTCCGGTTTGAAAAGCGGTATGTCCTCTGAATCCTTGAGCAGATTCACCCATACTTATCGATGGGATTGAGAACGATGTTATGAAATACTCGACGTTTGCAAATCGATTACGGTTGATCGTAAGACGAAATCCAGTGGGTGAGAGAAAATTGAAATTTGTTGTAAGTCTCGCCATGGGTGTATTTATAAAAAAGAAGGGCCTCCAAACGGAGACCCTTCCAAAGATTATGAACTAATTAGAATTAGCTCTGTCCACCTACGTTGATGTTACCAACGCGGATGCTGCGGAAGTATTGGTTTGCATTAGCAGAACCGATACCAGCAGATGTGGTAACAAAAGGATTGGCCTGTAGACCGTAACGAGTCTTGAAGGCAATCTTGGGCTGGAATGTAGATTCGTCAACCGCACGTACCATCGTGAGAGGAACGTATGGGCAGTAGAACAATCCAGCATCGTATGGATTAGGGCCACGGAATCCAACAGTAGCGTAATCGCCAGTTGTGTAAGGATCAACGTAAACCTTCATCTTACCGTTGAGTACACCAGCGAATGTGTTTCCGCTGTCGTCAACGTTGAGGTTAGAACTGATGTTAGAAGCGTAGTCGAGTTGACCAGCGGCAGCCAAGGCAGAAGCAACGTTGCTAGAAGCGATAACGAAGTTACCTTTTCCGCGACGAGTTTCCTTTGCGATAGCGTTGGCTTCAACTTCCAACTGATAGATCAAGCTCTTGAACTTTTCAACAGCCCAACGTCCATCAGCGTCTGCAACCAAGTCGAAAAGACCGTCTGTACCAACGTTTGCTCCACCAGTCTTGGCAGTGCTGTTGATCGAACGGATAACTTCGCGATTGATTTCAGCGAGGATTTCAGAAGACAGGATGTTAGCCAACTCAGATTCTGCGTCCAATCCGTGGATTGCCTTCAGATCCTGAGCGAGTTCCATCGTGTACTCAGCCTTCAACTGACGTGTCTTGGCAGTTACAGTTGCCTTTTCGATTGTGAAACCGAGTTCGGCAGGAGTAGCAGCTTCAGCAGTTGCTGTCGCGATCCCTGTACCAGTTGAGTATGCAACCTGTGGAGAATCGAGAGTAGCTGCGTAAGGATCTGTTCCACCATGTGTACCAGTTCCACCGAAGTCTGTGTCTGCTTCGTTGAAGAGAGCTTCCGTATCGGCAGTTGTTACCTTGCCTGGATTAGCAGAACCATCGGTTGTGTCGTTGTAGCGAGACTTCATTGCGAAGATCAAACCCGTTGGGCCTGACATCGGCTGAACACCAGCAACGTCGTATGCGATCAAGTTTGGCATCGCACGGCGAACCAAAGAGATCAATACGGGATCGTAGTTTACAATCGAACCTGTAGTTGTGTCGTTTTCGTTGAGCATTCCGTTCACTCCACGTTCTTCCTTAAGAGCTTTCTCTGTGTTCTCAAGAAGTTTTGCGGTTACGGCTTTGCGGTAGTTGTCCTTGAACTCGGGCGCATCAGCGTGATCGAGTACAGGAGCCCATTTTTTTATGTCGTTTTCTGCGTTAAACATTTTTATGTTTCCTTTATTTTTGTAAGTAAATTATTTACTTGTTGTGGATGCTGTGTTGAATTCGGCTTAGGGAAGACAAATACTTCTGCATTGTCGGAGACAATTCTGCATTAGGATCACCTTCTCCTTCGACGATAATTTCTGTTTCGTCAGAAGAAACCTCTTCTTCCAACTCTTGTTTTGGCTCTTCCTCATTAAAGAAAGATTCTTTGATTACTGAAACCTTAGTTTCGAAGCTAGACGCATCGACGAATTCGATACCTTCTAGTAGTTTGACAAACTTTGAAGATTGTGTGGAAGTCAATTCCGAAGTTGCTTCAGAAATGATCTTTTCACGTTGAAGTTCTTCAATCTGAGAAGCGAGAGAATCGCGTTCTTCAGATACTGTGAGGAGTTCACTCTTAGTTGCTTCAACATCTTCACTGAGACTATCAACCAAATCAACCTTGCTTTCTGGTACTTCGATGTAACTCTCAACGAATAGTTCCTTGAGGTTATTCATGAAGTCTTCGGCAATGTCTGTACGCAACTTGTTGTCAACGTACTCTTGGTTTTCGCTCATCCAATCTTCAACTACATATGTGAGGTAGTTGTCGATCTTTTCGATCAAAGTCTCGCGAATGTATACGATTTCTTCTTGCAAAGAGTCTTCGTATGTATTCTCAAGATCTTCCTTGATCGTAGCGACTTTGTTTGCAACAGCAGCTTCGAAGAGAGTAGATGCTTTGGTCTTGAAGTCTTCGGTAAGATTGGAGTCTGCGTCAGCAAGAACCTTAAGATCCGTTGCAAATGCTTCTTCCATCTCTTCTTCTTCTTCGTCGTCCATCGCAGACTTGATTGCACCATAGGCAGCCATCAAGTCATCTTTCTTCATCTTCTTCATTTCATGGTACATGGCGTTGATCATCTCTGCCTTTGTTTTTGGCGGAGCTGACTTTTTAATTGCGGCCGCATTAGCTGCCGCATCTTTTTCACCATCTACATCTTCTTCTTCCATCTCTTCCTCTTCATCATCGTCACCTTGCATCATTGCTTCGTATGCTTTGGTTAGATCATGCTTCTTATAGGATTTGATAGTAGAGAAAGCGTCAGCAAGAATACCTGCTTTTGTTTGAACACCTTCTTCAAGTGTTTCTTCTTCTACTTCTTCGGAGGATTCTTCGATAGATTCCTCTTCAGTTTCTTCAGAAGACTCTTCAATGGTTTCTTCGTCTACTTCGACGGCTTCTTCCATTTCTTCATCTTCGTCATCGTCAGACTCTTCGTCATCAGATTCTTCTTCGTCTTCTCCGTCTTCGGCTTCGTTTTTCTTCTTAGCCTCGCCGAGAAGAACATCGAGTACCGAATCAGAAAGAGATTCCTGAGATTCCTCAGCAACTTCTTCAGGTGTATCCTGCACAAGCTCCTGATTCTCTACAAGATCCTCTTCCTGTACGTCTTCAACAACGATTTCTTCTTCGTTCTGTATTTCTTCAGACATTTTGGTTTATTACCTTATTTTGAATTTAGAGTTTGGAGAGGAAATCTCTGAAGATTCGTTCCTGAGCTTCAGATATCTGCTCAGAATCTACCTTCTTCATTTCAGTCTCATATTCTTCAATTTGTTGAGGTTTCAGAATACCATTCTCCAAGATCCAATCAACTCCTTCCATGATGCCATTTACAAAGGCTTCTGGGGCGGAGGGGTCTTGAACAATGTCAACCGTCGCAAGAATGTAATCATCCTTTACGAAAGTCTTGTTTTCTCTTGATTCAACAGTTCCCATACCACGACTTGAGACACCTAGCTTGCAACCTCCTTCTACGAGGCCCTTCACGATCTTACCCATTGGTGTATCCAAGATAAGTGCCTTTCCTACAACGTTATTACCATCCCAATGTAGTTCGGTAATACGATGTGAAACTTTATCCAAGTTAATTGCGGGCCCTTCGGGGTGATTTAACTCACCGACCGCACGACCAGTCTTAACTTGTTCCTTTATATATTTTCCGGTTGCTGATTCCAGAACCGTTTTAGGATAAATTCTTTTATTGCGGTTTTCTTTTTCCGCTTGCATAAAGACGCCTTCGATGAAGACATCCTTGCCACCTTTTCCGTTGGCTTCGGTGATGTACTCTAACTGTACATCCTGTGTTTCGGTTATTAATTTCATCTTAGTTTGCGTAACCTATTGCTGTGACAGTAAGAGTCGCGGCAGATGTGCGAATTTTTTCTGCGTTCTTTTTCTTGATAGTAAGTGAACCAGATGCCGGAACATCGATTGTTGCAATTGCCACACCACCACTTGTTTTAAGAGTGACTGTGCCGGCCGAAGTCGTTGTGTTACATATGTAAACAAGTGACGCTTCGGATATATTGGAATCTGCGGAGTTCGGCGTTTCTTTTGCCGCTAAGGGAATAACTGTCATTTTTGTACCTTCTGTTTGAGATAATCTGCCATGTCATCCAGTTGAGATACTGAGATGGCTACTTTGTTTGTCCACCAAGAAGGTAGACTGCCCTCGGGATTCATTCCCGATAAAATTTCTTCCATATTGTTGAGTGCTTCACGAGCAACACGAATACCGCCAAGAGCTGACGCAACGTCGGTGTGTCCGTTCTCTTTTTGGAGAACTTTTTGCGATTCATTTATAAGTTTTTTCCAGTAATGGTTCATTAACTTCTTGATAACTCGACTTGCTGTCCCAGTTGAAAGAGATGGAAATCTACTGTGTCTTTTTTGTGTGGATTCTTTTTCTTTGAATTTGATTCTCCATCTTTGTACGCCTTATTTGCGATCAAAGACTTTGTGAGTTTGGTGTTGTCATAGATCTTTCCGAGTAACATTTCTACTTCGGATTGCTTGATCTTATCACTTCCACCTTTCACAAACTTGTCTGCGGATACCGCTTCATCGATCTGAACTTCTTCTTCTACGACCGGGGCGGGATCACCATCATTGAAAATCTGAGAAGTCAATCCAACACGACGAACATCCATCGCGGTTTCGATCTTTTGTTGAATTGCATCTTTAAACGCATTCAACGCTTCATCTTTATCATTCTGTACAAGTGCGTTAAATATTTTTTCTGACATGATTATTACTATTTATAGTTTTTTAGTTTTCCAAATCTTCTTCGCCTTCGTCGTCATCTATATCACCAGATTCTTTTTCTTTCTTTATCTGATCATCTATTGAGTGAATGTCTTCATCAGATTGATGTAGAATGTTACGACGAACCCATTCCCGAGAGTAATATTGACCGATCTGTTCTTCGACTAGTTGAAGCATCTCAAGTCTTTCTCGAAGAATTTCAAACTCTTTGAGTTCTGCAAAGTAGTTGTCTTCAATAAAGTCAACATTAATCGACTCTTCGATGTTCGGCCAATCCTTTGGTTCGATAACACCTTTCAGAATCAACTGAACCTTCAGAGCTTCAATAAAAATCTGTGAGAATCTCTTGCGAATCTTATCGACAAACTTCTGAAACTTAACTTCATCCCGAGATACTTCGGTTGCCCTACCAAGAGCAAAACCAGTATCCTGTTCAAGACGAGAGATCGGAACATTCAGAGATCTGTAAAGTTTTCTTTGAAAGAAGACAACATCGTCAATCTGACCAAGATTCTCTCCACCACCCAAGGTGGTGATTTCTGTTCCTCTTCCACCTTCTCTTCGAGGTAGATAGAAGTCTTCTAGCATCGACATGTGTTTACGATCATCGGTGATTTCACCTGTACTTGCATCGTAAACTAACTTATTGCGATATCGAGACACAACACTCTGAACGTATTCTTCTGCCTTACCCTTTGGTAAGTTACCTACGTCAATGTAGAAGATACGTCTTTCAGGAGCTCGTGAAACACGATAGACAACCAAAGAATCTTCCATGAATCGCAACTGATTGATCAGTTTGATTGCTTTGTGAAGATAACCAATTGACTTAGTACGAGAAGGATCGAAAAGGCCGGAGTTGACTGCAATAATTGAGTCTTTCTCCAACTTAACTCCTCCTCCAGTCTTTATGTCGCTATTTGATAACATACCTTCAGAGTACAAATAATACTCCGCAACTATCTTATCATACTCGACTTCAGTCCTGGCGTCTTTTACTTTTTTAACTTCTTTTACCTTACTGATCTTTGTTGGATCGATGTAACGAAGTTCTACGATTCCTCGTTTTGGATTCTCTTTATCAACGATGATCTGAAAATAGACTCGGCCGTCGATATACCAGTTACGAAAGAGATCGTGACCGTTATGATTGAACCGATAAAGCGTTAATATTTTGTTAAATTCTTCAATGATCTGCTTCTTGATATTTTCTGGTTGATCCAGATCATCAAGTGCGATATTGACCGGAGCTGATTTGTCTCTTGATGCGATTGCACCATCCACAATGTCTGTGATTGCGGTATCCGCCTCGGGTTGTGTTGCAACTTCACGATACTTTAAAATAAGATCGTGATCAGAGATCGTTGCTGAATCTCCTAGATCAATATACTGACCGTAAAGACCTCCCGAAAATACTGTTGTCGTAGAAGAACCATCTTCACTCGGTTTTGGAATCGGTGAAATGATTTCTTTCTTTACTTTTGGGGTAACTTTCTTACTTATCTCGTAGCCAAATATGTCCATAAATGTATTTATTCACCCCGCAAGGATAGACTCACGGGGTGAATATGTTTGAATTAATTTTTAATTAAGTGGTTGAAGACCAAGTGCCACCCAAGGATTCCCAATACTGGAATGCAAGTTCAACTGTGAACTCTTCAATTGCATCATTCGTATCGTAACTCAAGTCAATTGCAGAAACATTTACAGGAAATGCTCCGCGAATATCATATCTTTTTGTTACATTTTCAGACTTATCAAGTTGCTCGATGAGCATATCTGCTTGATAGTCGGTTGGGTTTACCAATCCAAGATTAGCGTTATGTTCGTTGATTCCGTTCATCCAACGTTCAAATGAATTTCTAATACTCATTCCGGAATCATTAAGAACCGTAATTGTATAGTTTTCGAACGTGCGATCTCCGGCTATCTTCAACTGACGACCTCTAAAGGGTACATCGATCTGTGCGATAACGCTTGCAGGTAACTGAGCACCCTTGACCAAGAACTGTGTCAATTCACTGTCTCCTCCAGCATATGCCGGAAAGTTTACAGTTGCCTTAAACAGATTGGGCCTAGCGCCTCCTCCAATAAGTTTTGATTTAAAATCGTCTACTCCTAGTGCCATGATAGTTTCCTTTCTTTAACTATTTATATTACTGTTGTCCAGAAACTTCAGAAAACTCAACACCAGTACGAGTAGCGATGAAATTAAGTGTGATGAAGTTGATTGAACGTGCGGGCTTGATAAAAATATCAGCCACGAAACGGTTTGTGTCAATCACTTCTCCGGTATTATTTGTTTCGTCACAAACAACGAGGAAGTCCGTAACACCACGACGACCCTTTACATCCCGTAGGAAAGGTTCTGTCATGTTTCGGAACATTGCTCGTGTAAACTCGTCATTCAATTCGAATAACTGAAACTTAGAAGCAGTAGAGATTGCTTTTTCTAATGCAATAAACAAACGGCGAACGTTAATACGATCAAAGGCACTTGGTTTACTCTGTGCAGTCTTATCACCGAAAAGGAGTATTCCTTGGCCGGGGAAAGATACGAGAGGATTAACACGACCCTTGTAAAGTGTATCACGCTGAGATGAGGTTGGGTTATAACCGAGTTTTACAACTCCACGAAGTTGACCACGATTAAATCCAGCAGGCGAGAACCATGTTTCCGCGACATTATCGACGTTAGCAAGAAGACCTGCAACGTGACCAGCCGAACCAATCCAACGATAAAGATCGTTGTACTTGTCGTATACATAGACACATGTGGATGTCATAACTCCGTAAGAACTAG